AGGGGGAGGAGCATCTCCGCGCTTCTCGCAGCCCGAAAACCTGAGCGCAGCTAAGGTCAGGTTGTGGAAGCGCCAGGAAGCTGTCCTGGCCAAATATGGCCGTTATGGCGATGCCGTGTCCGCTACTAAGGCTGCCGGTGTCGGTGAACGCACGCACTACGACTGGCTAGAGGCCGACACCCTAGGATACCGTGCAAGGTTCGACGCAGCCCGGAACCATTACGCCGACACTAGAGAACGCCTGATGCACGATAGGCTGGAAGACCCACAAGGTAATCGTGGTAGCGACATTCTTCTTATCTTCCAATTAAAGGGCTTGAGACCGGACAAATGGAGGGAGGCGGCGTTGACTGTGGACGATGCAGCAAAGGATACGTTGAAGGAGTTAAGGAAGCTGAGGAGAGAGGAGTTGAGGCAGGAGAAGGAAGAGAAGGAGAAGGAGGAGAAGGAGGAGTAGATAAGCGTTGGTAGAGAGTTTGTGCTTGGGTTGTTCGTGATATGGGGGGCATGGCTTAGGTTTTGGTAGTGTAGAGTGGAGGGACCCCCTGACATCTACAGGTGTTATAAAAGGTTCCAAAAGAAGTTAACCCCCCGGTGTTCTTTGTTCTCTAAAGCTAATCTAGTTACTGTGTGTTAAGGCTTAACATGCATGTGTTAAGGCTTAACGCCCAATAGTTAACTCTTATAAGAACCCTCTTATAAGAGCTCTCTTAAGAGTTAACTCTCCTTCCGGCCCTTTTAAGGGGCCGGAGGAGGGGAGAAGAGAAGAGGGGAGTAAGAGAAGAAGAGAGTCTGAGAGAAGAGGAGAAGAGGGGAGAAGAGAGTTTTGGGGGTAATAGGTGCCTGGTTACAGTAAGAAGCAGCGTAAGATGATGGGTTCAGAGTTGGCTCGGAAGCGGGCTGGTAAGAAGACGCGTACTGGTATGACGGTGAAGCAGTTGAGGGATTACGCTCGAAATCCTATAAAAAAGCAGAAAAAAGTATGACAGCCCCTCTATCTGCTGCTGTTGCGTCTCTATATTCTCAGATAGGTTTCGTCCCGCACGACGGGCAGATTCAGATTCTGGGGTCTGACAAGCGGTTTATGGTGGTCACTGGTGGGGAGCAGGGTGGGAAGAGTATGACTGCTGCTATGTTGCTGATAAAGCGGTGGTACGAGCAGTACGGAGAGGTTGGGGAGAAAGATTTACCTTTACTGTACTGGTTGGTGGGTGCGGACTACGATAAGACGACTGAGGAGTTCAGGTATATCAAGGATGCGCTCGTAACGCTATTTGGGGAGAGCAGGGTTAAGGGGACGGAAAAAGTTGATCCGGGATATATTGAGCTGCGGGAGACGCCGAGGGGTAAGGCGGTTCTTCGAGTGGAGACTAAGTCTTCTGGTAAAGACCCGCGGGGGCTGGCCAAGACGGCGCCGAACGGTATTATTGCGTGTGAGCCCGGTCAGTTGGGATTAGTTACTTACGAGCGGCTTCAAGGGCGGGTTGGGCCGAATAGAGGTTGGCTCCTGCTGCCTGGCACGCTTGAGGGTTCTTTGGGTTGGTTTCCCATGCTGGCCGATGCCTGGGCGAGCGGGGTAGATGACAAGCAGAGCTTTGAACTGCCTTCTTGGGACAACCTGGATAAGTATCCGGGTGGTCGTAACGACCCGGAGATACTTCGGATAGAGAGGGAGAACTCCGACGAATACTTCATGGAGCGCATCGCTGGCAAACGTGTTCCGCCCGCCGGGTTGGTGTTCTACGAGTTTCGCCCGGACATCCATATACAAGAGCATTCCTGGATACCGGACGATACCGTGTACATCTGGGAAGACCCGGGCTACGGCTCCTCTCCTCATGCGATTGAGGTCGCTCAGGAAGTTACCGATTACGCCCCGGACGGCACCCCTTTCCGGCAGATACGGGTGTTCGAGGAGATATATGTTCAGGGCCTTATCACTACTGAGATCATAGACATCTGCAAGGCCAGACCGTGGTGGAGATCAGAGAGGGTGCTTGTCTCTGACCCGCATTACAAAGACCAGCATCACTCCAACACCTCTGTGGCCGAAATCTGGATGGCTGAGACCGGTCTTGTCGCTGGAGGAGAGCGAGTTCGTATTCACGACGGCAATGAGCGCCTGAAATCGTTTCTAAAGCCCGATCCGGTGACTGGTTGTCCCCGCATAACCTTCTCTATCAAGTGTCAGGGCATCTTGAGCGAGTTCGGGGCTGCCGGATTCCCGATTAAAGGCCCTTATTTGGGACAAACTCTCGCCTACCGCTGGAAAACCGACCGGGAAGGGAACGTGGTCGGCACAGTGCCGGAAGATAAGTACAACCACGGCGTGTCAGCGGTCAAAAATGGTCTTGTCGCTATGTTCGGGTATACTATGAGGGGCGATAACTCCCATTTTAAGGTGGTACGGTGGTAAAAGAGAGGAATAATGGCTCGACGACCTAATAGCCCAACTCCAACTCAGATAGTCGCCAAGGTAACCGCCTTCGAGCACATCTATTCCGATGTCCACGCCCGAATGGACGCTGACTACGACCTATGGGACGGCGTGGAGTATGAGCCCGAAGACGATGAGGACCAGGGGTACAAGAAGTACACCTCCAATAACCCCCGCACCAACGCCGACAAGGCCATTGCACTCCTTTCTGACTCTGAGATTATATCCAGAGTCCCTGAAGGAGAGGCTGAGCGCGAAGACCGGGGTCGTCACAACGACAAGGAGAGAGTCTGGATAGGTCTACATAAGGCCGCCAACGAACGTTTAGAACGATTAAGAGAGATGCGTCTGCAAGCCTCTATGGCCTGGTTTGCTACCATTCGGGGCGGAGTGGCCGGTAGGTACGGCCTGGTCAAGCAGAAAGAAGATCGCCACACCACTGTGGATATCACCCCGTGGGACCCGCGCGATGTCTCCTGGGCGTTAGGCGCAGACGGATTGTCATGGGCCTGTTGCAAAGTGGGCAAAACCAGGCGCCAGATCAAGGAGCAGTACGGTAAGGACATCGATCTCGGTCTCCACGGTCTCTCCGCCGCATCCGATGAGGACGAAGACCAGGTCTTAATCTCTGTATTTGATTATTATGACGGCCAGATCAATAAAGTCGTTACTGAATACGAGGTTCTAAAGCCCGCCACCCTGCACGGGGCGAACTTTCCCCCCGTATACCTTGTTCCTAATCCTTCTGCGCCGCAAATAAGCGTAGGAACAAACGGCCAGAACGGCTTTAAGGACACTAATACTAATCTAGCAGCCGTGGGAGACAGTATATTCGCGTCTAACCGCGGCATATACGCTAAGACCAACCTCATTAAGTCCATACTGCTGGAACTAGTCTCCCGGGGCCGTAAACCAGTTCTACTGGTAACCTCTGCGGACGGTTCCAAGACCCTCGTTGAAGATCCGTTTAAGACGGGCACTACTATCAGCCTGTCTCCCACGGACAAAGTGGAAGTTCTGGACATGCTAACGTCCACTAACGACACTATGGCCCTCCTGGGTATACTCGGCGGAGAGGAACAGAGAGGAATCTTCCCCAATACCGCTTTTGGCGAACTCCAGTTCCAACTCTCCGGCTTCGCCATCAACACACTGGGAATGTCCCTCTCCACCATCATCAAACCCTTCCTATGGACAATGGAGACTGCCTTCCGGCAAATCTCCAACGGCCTGTTGGACCAGTACGTCTCTGGCGGTTTTAGCGCCGTAGAGGTCAACGGGTTTGATAACAACCGGGAGTGGTTTAGCCAGACTATTCAGCCTGAATCGCTCAAGGGACTGCCCGCCATTGAGATCAAGCTGGTAGCCGCCCTACCCAGCGATAACCAGACCAAATATGCCATTGCGAAGATGGCGTCGGATGGTGATGAGCCTATCCTGGACCACCGCACCATTCGGGAGCGGGTTTTGGAGCTGCAAGACCCCGATAACGTGGACGCTCGGGTCAAGGCACAGCTAGCCAGGAAGTCCTCCTCGGTCTCCACGGCATTCTCCTTTATGCGTACTTCTGCCGCAGAAGGCGATGATATAATGGCCCAAATCTGGCAGCGTCAGGCTGAACTGGAGGTACTAAAGCAGGAGATTGACCTTCATAAGCTGCAAATGATAGCCTCGGGGTTCATACAGGAAGGCGGAGCTGCCCCCGGACAGCCGGGCGCCGCCCCCGGCCCCGCTGGCGGCGGTAATGTCCCCCCAGGACCTAGATTCGACCCGCGGGTGGCCCCTAATGCCCAATTGGGAGTGCCTCCTCCAATTCCCACTCCGCAGGTAGGGCCGTTAATGCCTCCTGGCAGCCCCCGGCCAGGGGCTAGAGAAAGTGGACTAGTCGGTCCGAGAGGAGAGCCGCTATAATGACTATGCAGAACGGGTTTCTAGACCCTGGCGTATTCACTGACTTTCTGGAGGAGCCCGGCCTTGGCATGGAGGCGGCCTTCTTTAGCCAGGCGCCCAGATTTGGGAGGAGTCCCACCCAGAAGCAGTTCTATGAGGGGCAGTTCAGGCGGTTCCAGAACCAGTTTCTCGGCTCTATGGGCCAACAGATACTCGGTGGGGAGACGCCCGCGGAGAGGTTCGCGGACTTCGTGCAGAATATAGACTTCGATAGAGAGTTCAGAAGCCTGCCGCCAAGCCAAAGAGGAGCAGGGGTGTCGCGCTTCAACCCGCGTACTAGGTTCATTACGTTCTAGGAGGTAGAAAATGGCACTGACACAGGAACTGACAGGATTTACTTCTTTCGGGGAGCTGGTACGGGCTTATAGGGCGGGCTTGATTTATCCCCGGAATCTTATGGCCGCTATACAAGCGTTGAGCCAGACACCAGGAAACGAAGGGTTCAGTCAATGGCAAGATTCTGACATTGCTACTTTCATTCAGGGCCTGGACACTGGAGGGTATGACGAGACGTATGGAGTTGATATAGACACGATACAGAACCCTGGTGCTGGTATAGGCGTCGAGATTGATCCCATCGCCGCCGACGGCGTCGCCGACGACGATTTCGCCGATGTTGGTGCTCTAGAGCCTGTTCAAGCCCTCACCGACTATCGTGCGGGTAGACAGATGCTATTCGACCGTGCGCTGGCCGCCAGTCCGTTTAGTCGCTTTGCCTCTCCTCTGGTCCGGGGCATACAGCAGCGCCGGTTCAACCCGTTGAGCGCCCAATTCGTACTGGGAGAGGCGGGTAGAGAGGCAGGTGTGCCACTTGGCGGCGACTTCCAAGGCCCAGTCCAGTACCAGGACTTTCAGAAGTTCCTCGGTAGTAATCCTTCGACGTATACTCCCCAACAGTTCCAGACCGCGATTGGGAGGACTCGACCTCTATTCACTACTCCTTTGGAGGATTTGAGTGAAGGGCAGCAGGCTGCGAGGATGGCCCTCGAAACGGCCGGGGGCATGGGCTTTCAAGCCCCGGCCCGCAACATTATTACTCAGGCTGCCATGTCCGGTGTGTCGCCGCTGTTTCAACGGTACATCCCTGAAATAGTCGGTAGGAGCATCGACGCCTGGAGGCAGGATAACCCTGAAGCGGAATTGTTCAAGCACTTCATGGCTCAGGGTTACGATCCAACTACTGAGACTTATAGCGCATCTCGGGCTTTTCGACCCAGTCCGATTTAACTAGACATAACTATGAACCGTTATCTCCCTACCTCAACGCCTGTTCCCAAAGCGCGGCCCTCCGAGACCAACGTAGAGCGGGTCAGGAGGTACTTCCGGGCACTTGAGGCACAAGGCATCTCGATGCCGCTGGATGTTCGGCAGCGGCGACTTGAGCAGGCCGGAATAGAGGACGAGAGAATCGCGGCGGCGAGAGGTAGGCAGCCGCTGGCTGTTCCTACCCCTACTGCTGTCCGTCCTACTCCCCATCCTACGCCGACACCTATGCCTACGGTCGTGCCCAGGCCCACCCCTGCTGCCCTTCGCTCTACCCCCTTTCCTGCTTTTACTCCGACACCTACGCCCGTACCCAGACCTGCCGCTATACCTACTGCCCTTCGCCCTGTCCCTTCTCCTACTCCCACGGTCGTACCTAAATCCACCGCTGTGCCTATGACTAAGGCGGAGGAGGAGGAGAAGTTGCTTGCCGCCAGGGAGAGGCCTCCTCTTGACGTGCCTCTGAGCCCGTTCGAGAAGTTCATGGGTCGGACAGAGCCTATTCCTGGACGCGGCCGCATCGCTCGTGCGTATAGGGCTTTGGGAGAGGCGGCGGACGTTGGTATAAGGGGTTTTGGAGAGGGCATAATCACTCTTGCGGGCGACATTCGTCACCCGTCACGACTCATTCCCTCGTTTCTGCCAGGACATACAGAGGGGCCAGCAGGCCTAACGGCTATGCGACAGGCCTTTGGCAAGTTCGAGCAGCGCCACGGTAGACGGCCAACCGCCCAAGAAAAGTACGACATCATCGGACGATTAGACCCAACCCCCTGGGGCGTTCGTGGCGCCGCGGAGGCCGCTGGAATGCTTGCTATCCCAGCGGCGGCAAAGGCCAGGGCAAGCCTTGTGGCACGTGGCTTTGGGGCTGGCGGTGCGTATAAGCTTCCTGGTATCAAGCCAGCGGCAGCTAGGGTCGGTGCAGAGTTACTGAGGCCGATTGCAGAGACAGAAGAGGCGGCAGAGAAGGGGTTGAGGGTGGTAGGAGGACGCATTGTCAGGGGCCTTGGGGCTGCTGCCAGGGCAAGAAGAATGAGGCCGCGTGCTCCCGGAGAACTTCCTACAACGCGTGTGCAGCCCGGTGAAGAGGTAGTTACTGACATCCCCACCACCGCACGGCCTGGCGCCGCCGCCGTCACTGAACGGGTTGGTGAGATAGCTATTTCAGAAGAGATGATGAAGGATGGTCAGAAGTTATCTCAGTATATGTGGCGTACAGGGCGACAGAGGGGAATGACGCCGCAGGCTGCTGAGAACATCAATGCCTTACAATCTGTGCGAACTTACATTCGCTGGGAAAAGAAAGGGACTATAGGAGGCCCTAGTAGGCCAGGCGCACCTTCTCCGGGGGCTGAGATGCGTGTACTGCCAGGAGTAAAGGAAAACACGGGGTTACCTGAAGAGTTTTCTAGCTGGGCAACTAAGGCGGGTCTATCTAATGTAGATCCGCAGTATGCGCGTGATGCCCTGTGGCTTTATGAAGCAAAAAGGGTTGGGCTTGACCCTACTGGTCTAGTACGAAAATATCCAGACTCATTCCCCACTGCACCCGCCCCCGCCACCGCACGGGCTGCTGAGGACGTTACGACTGCAAAAGGAGATGTTAGGCTGTATCGTGGGCAAGTACAGGGTGGTCAGGGTAGGTACTATAGTACCGATAAGGATTTTGCTAGAGCGTTCACACAGTCAGGCCGAGAGAGTGAGATATCGGAGATTGTTGTCCCAGCTAGTCGTGTGTATAGAGGTAAAGAACTACCTTTTGCCAAAGATGTTGATGCAATAGATAAAACTCTTATTGATGCTCGTGCTAAAGGCTACGACGCTATTTGGGTTGACGAAGGACTCGGACAACCTCCTTCAGTATTATTTGCTGTTGATGATGTATCCATTATCCCCCCTACCACCGCACGGCCTGGTGCCGCCCCCGTCACTGAACGGGCTGCTGATGTACCCATTACCCCCGCCGCCGCACGGCCTCCTGCCGCCCCTGCCGCCCTCACACGGGCTCAGGAGGCCGCTGCCGCCACCGAAGAAGGTGTCCAGGGTATTGTTCCTCCCAGCGCTGTGGGCGCTCAGAACATCATTGGCCTACGTCCTATTGAAGCTGGTTTGAAGAAGACGCAGGAGCTATTAAACACCGCTCGGCGCATAGTCGGGAAGCCGTTCCGTGCCGTACTAGATGAGCCTAATGTTGCCGGTGCTCTTCGGGAGCGTGCTCGTGTCCGCCCTGCTATAGAGTCTCAGTCCAACCGGCTGGGCGCCGTCTCGGGCGAAAGGGTGCGGCGCGTGTTCGTAGTGGACGAGACTGGTCGCATCCCTGCCCTTGCCGGTGTAGACTCTGGAGTTCCTGGCGCACCTACCATTCAGGACGTGGCCGCTCGGTTGCCCAGATACGCCGAACGCTTGACTCCTGAGCAGCGTACTGTCATGTCGTCCTTGCAGCAGGAGGTTGGGCCGTACCGCAACCTACTGGATGAAGTTGGCATAGAGGTCCCCTCACGCTCTGATGTGGTGGAAGGGGGGTTCTATCTGCCTCGTGGCAGGGCCGGAATAGAGGGCGTGGATGACCCGATAAAGATTACCGCCGGTCGTAGCGGCCGTGGCAAGCCCGGTTTTGAGCGACCAGCGGTTTTTGACTCGATGGCAGAGGGGGTAGAGAAAGGGTATGAGTACCCTGCTCTTGGGGAGGCCTTGAGCTCTTATTCTGCTGACGCTGGCTATCGTGCTACTGACCAGCATGTAGCCAACTTCCTGTCGGAGTTCGGTACTACCCCAGCCGACCGTATTGACCCTGCCCTGCGCTCCCTTATACAGACCCTTCGGGCCAAGATATCGTCTCGTATCCAGACCCAGCGTCGCCAGGCTGCTCGTACCCCTGCTGAGCGACAGGCCCTACGAGACATTAACCGTATTGCTGACGCTGCCGAGAAGCGTCGGATGCGTTCTGCGGCGCTCCTCTCTAGGCGAGCTACCCGTCGGGCCGAGGGCGTGGGCAGCCAGGCTAGTGAGGTCGTTCTTGCAGAGACGGAACGGGAGCTAGATGTCTTGACTAATATCGTTACCAAAATGCACCAGGCTTCTGGCAAGGCTGTTGCCAGGGTTGATAGGACTACTCTGAAAAGCAGACAAACTTCTGTTGGTCTTGATGACCTACGAGATGAACTGAACACGTTGCGTGGCAGGTGGAGTGCGGCCCAGCGGAAGGCGCAGGCGACTCCACGGGAGTCAGGTGTTATTCCTCTGAGGGGCCTTGAGTCCTATGCGTTCCCAGACGAACTTGCCAACGCTGCCAATAAGATTCTTCGGAACGAAGGCCCTATTTACGGACAAGGCTCGTCAGTGCTCAGGGTAATAAGAGGCTTTCTTAACTTGTATCGTGGTGTGACGGCCACAGCGGACAACTCGGCTCCTGGCATACAGGGCTTGCTGGGCTGGTACTCCGATCCCAAGGCGGCGTCTAAGGCCCTAAAGCTCAACTTTCTCGCCTGGGCCGATGAGAAGGTGTTGGGTAAGTTTATAGTGGACTTTGACGATGCTGCTCGGGCTGCTGGGACTCCCACCTCTTCGGAATTGAGCGTACTTCGCTTGCGCATCGGCGGGCCTCAGACCGAGTTTGAGCTTGGAGGCCGCACTAGTTTTGGTCGTCTTCCCCTTGTCAAGCAAGCCAACCGTGCCTTCGGGTTCTTTGGTGATGGTCTTCGTCTGAGTTGGGCGCGAGACGAGTTTCTACGTGAGATGCGCAGAGGCCGTACAGTGCAGGAAATCATATCTAGCGGAGATGGTGGGCGTATTGTTGACGCCGTAAATAGCATGACGGGCTGGTCTCAGTCCCGCACGTTCGGGCAGTCTGTGGGTGACTTGGTACTGTACGCGCCTCGGTTCTTTCAGTCCAGGCTGGAGACGCTGGCTAGAGCCGCGTTGAGTGCCCGTCCTAATGCGTCAATGGAGCAACGAATAGCGCGTAGGTCTATGCTCAAGATGATAGCTTACGGTACTCTTCTCACTGTTGCTGCCAATGAGGCCCTGGGCAACGAGACCGACTTTCGCCCTATCGTGAACGGTCGGAAGAACCCTAACTTCATGCGTATACGGGTTGCTGGGCGAGACTGGTCGCTGTTTGGGACATGGGACTCAATAGCAGGGGCTCTTATTAGTGTGGCTGGCGGTAAGCCACACGAGGCACTGAGGGGAGTTGGCTCAGGTCTAGTGTCGCTCGGCTGGGATTTGCTATCTGGCGCGGACTTCATTGGTCGCCGTGTCAGGGATGACCCTGCCCAGTTTGCCATGTGGATACTTCGCAGCTTCAGCCCCTTTGCGGCTGAAGAGCTGCCCCAGGCGGCAAAGCAGATAGCCACTGGAGTGGCCAAGAAAAAGCCCCTGGAGGCCCTAGCTGGTGCTGCTGTGGCTGGAGGAGAGGTGTTTGCGGTCAAGTCGGCGCCACTCTCTTTCACGGACGTTGCCGATGAGGTCACGAGAGAGAAGGATTGGGGCAAGTATTTCCGTGACCTTGAGCCGTTTCTGAAAAACGAGGTAAAGGAAGACCCAAGAGTGGAAGAAGTTGCCAATCGTCGGCAGGGGTCACCTTATTTTACAGAGCGAGCCAGGCTGGATGACGAGATGGACGCTCGGATAGCCGAGGTGGAGGAGGATAAGGTCAAGAAGCGTAATAAGGCTGAGGCTGTGAACGCCTATTTTGAAATTACCCGGGAGTTCGCCATCCTCCGTAACCGGCTAGCCCTTGATACCTTTGGAGAGAGCGAGTTCGATAAAGACGAAGAAGACCCTAACAAACGCGCCCTTGCCGAATACTACAAGGCGTTTGATGACGCCAAGACCCCAGCGGGCAACTTCGACACAGATAAGTACAACAAGCTTCTGGCTGAACTCAACAGTAAGTGGAAAAAAGAGGGCACTTTAGACTACGTGCTAGCTAACACGCATATGTCCCCTGTCCCTCGGAAGATTATGAATGCCCTGAAACTACATGCGAATAAGACTTGGAGGGCCATTAGCGCTTCTGAGGCTGCTCGTGAGAGGCGCCGGGCACTGCACAAAGCGGCGCGTGAATAGTACCAGTAGCCAGTTTATACGGTGCGATTGTCACAACGACGTTGTGGTTGCTAAGGCTAGGGACGGTAAGCTGATTATTAGGAAAAGGCAGAACGGTCGCTGGCACGTTGCCGTACTACTTCTTGACAGTAACGGCAAGGCCATGATACAAAGTTAGAGTATGGCGGAAACTGCCTAGGGTGTACTAGGCACCCCAGTAGGTCTGTAAATGGCCCCCAATAGATAGCTAGGCTGCCCCACGGAGGTCTTTCTTTATGGCCGACTACGAAATACCTGAAGGCTCTGACACCACTCCAGTAGAGGGGTTATCTGACACTGCCGTAGAGGTGCCCACCGAGCCCACTGCCGCTGAAACTACTGTTGCCGAAGCTCCTGGTACTCCTGTAGCCGAGGCCCCTGTAGTTGGACCTTCCCCAGTTGAAGCTCCTATTTCTACGCCTCAATCTTCTATTGACCAACAACACCTGTCTAATCTTGAGCAGCAGAACGCTGACCTCCTGCGTCAAAGGGCAGAGTCCGAGCAGCGGGAAGCGTTAACTAATCTTGACCAGCAGGTGGCTCAATACCAACTTGAGCTAGAGCAAGAGGGTCTCACTACTGAACAGGCATGGTCTGTTGCTCAACGGGCCAAAGGGCAGTTCCAGCAGGTACAGCAGGCTAACCAACGGACTGATAGTGAAAGATTGTATCGAGACGCGCAGACTCGTGCTGTGCGGTATTTCTCCAAGCAGTATGGCGTC